CATAAAAAAAGAAGGGCTTGCGCCCTTCAATTTACATGTAAAATTCAATTTGATACGTCGGCTCATACGGCCACTCAAGTTCGTCGGCCATATCAAGCGCCTTATCAAAGTCGGCGCGCATTGCTTCGAAAAGGTTGTCCATAGCGTCAGTGGTATTCCAGTCAATTTCCACTCGCGTGCCCTGTTCGTCACCATTGACACGATACAGCATGGCGTGAGTGTGGTGGTTCCGTTCATTCAGATATTCAACAGTAGGATTCATGTGATTCCCTCCCTCTCTTGATTACACTCATATTATACACCTCGCGCGCCTATTTGTCAATAGGGTGAAATGTAAAACGTGCGTTAATCAAAAGCCCCGGTGCTTCTACTTAACACAACTTAACAAAAGAAGAAGGCCGCTGTGCACCGCGACCTTCTTGGGTTAAATAATCAGTTTGACTGTCCCAAGGTCAAACCGGGCGCGTACCCGCCATCATTATCGCCGCCCTACCGGGTACGCGGTAGGCTGGCCAACTAACCGGGTGGAATCATCTTCCCTCTCCCCTTTCGACGTTATAATTATAACAGAAAACGGGTTGCTTGTCAATGGGTTAGAATGTTAAATAAATATGAAGTTGATTTTCGGATGCTAAAATGAAATTGGTGATAATTATTAGGATAGAAGAATTAAAATGAAATTCCTATCAACTGTATAGGATAAAAATGAAATTATGTTATGTATGTGTTATGTAGATGCCCCGGTGTTTCCGGTTAACATAGACATAATAAAGAAGCGCGCCCTTAGATGGGCGCGCGTTTTGTTAGGCGAACATGTTCCAATCGCGCGAATCGAAAATTTCCAGTTTTTCCGCGCCATCATATTCATCAATGCGCCAGTAGAGAGCGCAAGGAACCACTTCGATATGAATACCTTTCCAACCGCCCATATAGGGAGTATCATAACCCATTGCGCCGATGGCTTCGGCAATAGTTTCCTTTTGGTCGTCGGTAATGTTCGGCCCATACTTCTTAAAGAGGTCTACAATGCGCTTGTCATAGGCAAGCTCGGTTTCGTTCCATGTAGACCAACCGGCGCCATAACCGGACGAAACCAAAACCTCTACGCCTTCCAAACCGCGGTAAGATACTTCAACCATGCTCTTCTCCATTAGTGTGCCCTCCTCGCTTTTCTTGACTTTATTATATCATGAGTTTCGGGATTAGTCAAGTTAAGAATAGATTATATGAAAGCACCGGGGTCGAAATGTAATGTCGATTTAACAATCAAACCTCTTGACTTTCGGGAAAACCTGTGGTATAATGTATTCAGAAATTGAGAAGGAGAGGTAATTTGAAATGACTAAGCGTTACGAAGTGACTATGAATTCTTCTGTGGGTGGCCTGCTGGAAGAGCTGAATGAGATGAAATATGTGCAATGCTATCGTGAGCATTGCAGGAATGGTAAGATGATGATTGTGGTGGAATTTCCGCCGGCCTCCGAGGATGAAATTGACGAAGTAGTACGTTGGTACGAGTAACGGGAAAGAGGGTTTTCACCCTCTTTCTTTTTTTATTATGGGATTGTAAAACGAAAACACCGGTGTTTTCGGTTAACATAAAATCAAAATAGAATTGCGGCCCTTATGGGGCCGCAATTTCAAATCGCCGTTGCTTCAACGTACCATTTTATTCCCGTGCAATTCGTTCTGAAATCGGCGGCGGCCTGTGCTTCTTCCCGGGTAGTATAGGGAACGCAACCGCGCAATCCGCGCGCTGAATAGATGTAGTAAATTATTCTCATATTACCAATCCTCTCCTGCAACATATCCGTCATCCGTCCATTCTGTATCACTGTAAACCGTGAAAGTTACGTCGTTCACATTATCAAACTCACCTTCCAAGTCAACGAGATTCGCCATGGCGTAATTGATTGCCATGTTCGCCGCGTCTTCGTCATCATAGCGGCCCCATTCCCACGAAAGCGGCAGGCCATCCTTATGTCCTTCGATGTCTACCACGTAAATTACCTTAGTCATTGTTCATTCCCCTTTCCTGTTTTCTGTATACATTATACACCCGTGGGCGCGCAATGTCAAGAGGTATGTGTGTTAATTGTGAGTTAACTAAAAGCCCCGGTGCGTTCGTTTCACATACTCATAACATAAGGCGTGGGAAAGGCATTACGCCTTTCCCATCCTTCCCTTCTGTCCTTTGATTTCCAACGTGATGCCATCTTTGGTGATGGCATCATAAGTGCATCCATCGTCCGCGCCAGTCCAACGCATCCCATCGAACGGCCGCATCGTGTTCCACGCATCTACAACCTTGCGTTCCCACGCCTCCGATTTCTCCATGCCCTTGCGCGTGGCGTTAGTCGTATCCAACTCATCGTAGTTGGTCAGGCCAGTCGCAAGGTTGAACCACGGAGCGCCGAACGCCATGCGGAACGCCTGTTCGCTGTGTTTCATCACTTTGGGCGCGCCATCACTGTCCGCGCGGAGAACGTCGGTGCCGCGATTGGCGTTGATTCGCGCAACAAGGTCGGAACGGCGATAGACGTAAGCGCGCAATTCCGTCTTGTTGCCCTTGCGCTCATTGACGGCGAAAGCGAAGAAATCAGCGTGAGTGAGAAGGTAGTTGATAATCATGGCAGTCATTGTGAGCATCTCCTTTCTTCCTTTGGAACACCCTTATTATAGCACGCGCAGCTCGTTCTGTCAAGTTAAGTTTCTGTTAAGCGCTTCGTAGCTCGCCAGCTCGCTTTCAGCTCGCCAGCTCGCCCCGCGCCTTAACATTCCCTTAACACACCCTACGCATGGATATAACATGACCTTACTGGCCCAATTTAACCTAATCTTAACATCCCTTAACCTAACCATAACCAGCCCTTTACCTGCCCTTAACATCCTTAACCCCTCCATAACATACTCCCACTATACCCATTATAGCACATGAATGTTATGGCAGTATTAAATCTTATGTTAAGATTGTGTTTAGCAAAAGCCCCCGAGTCTTTGCGTAATATACTCATAACATAAGGACTGTAAATATTTCGTAAATCGTTGTTAGTCCTAACTAACCGTTAGATATGCCTAACTTATAATTAGTTAGTCATAACTAACCATGGTAGTTAGTTAGTCATAACTAACCAGCCGCCAAAAAGAAAAGCCGACCGGAGTCGGCTTTATTCTTTTTACCAGTCAATCCGCCTGCCCGGATAGTACATTCCAGTGTCGTTGTCGCGCGCTTCGACTCCGCGAAGGGCGTCATAGGCATCGGATGCGCGGAAAACAGGCTTAAGGTCAGCATAGCAGCCCGCTTCCCGAATTTCCTGATAAACCCATTTATCTATCATGTCGAAATACCATTCATATTTGAAGCCGCGAATGTGATACAGATTGGCGTTATTGGTGAACATGGTAAAATCTCCCTTCAAGTATTATTGTCGTTGTTGCTGGTGTTGGTGGGCAGGGGCTTTCCGCCCCTGCCCTTGCTTGACCGTTAGGCGAAACTTCCATGGAAGAATTTCGCTTCGATGGTTAACCGCCCGCCCGCGGTGTCGATGATACCATCGATTTTACTGTTGTGCAGGTTTCCAACCTGCCTAACGGTCGCATCGGTAAAGCGCTCACCTATGAGCTTTACCGCAAGCTTTTCGAAGGCCGCCGCCTTCGGCGAAGAACCGCGGTAACCTTCGACCGGCTTCAAGGCGTCAATGCACGGGACATCTGTAGGGATGTCCATAAGCTCAAGACCAAAGGTTTGGCGAAAAGGCAGGTACGCCTTCGCACAGATGCGCGCGCACCCCTTTTCTTGCTCCAAGCAAGCATTCCGCCCAGCCTGCGCACCAGCTAACACCTTTTCCGAGCTATACACAAGGATGTGCATGGCGTCCTCTGCATTGTACGCAAAGGCGTACACAGCCGCATGAGTACGGACGTACTCACACATCAACAACATAGCCGCCGCATTGGGTTTCATAGTCTCAACCACCTTTCGTTTTTTCGTCCCGTCCCTCGGAACACCTATATAATACCACTTCCCGCCCACCCTGTCAAGCAAAAATTCAAATCTTAACAATATTCATTTTATGCACTTTATGCGCATAACATGCAAAAATATACAGACCGCATAAAGTTATACTTATATACCTATTTCGTTGTAGGGATTTAGCGCTTTACTATATTAAAGTGTCCGGGCGAAGGACAAAGATAGTCAAAGTCAAACCCGGGCGGCTGACACAATTGTAAAAATTTTGCGCTAAAATTTACAAAGCGGTTAGTCGCCACTAACTTAAAATTTTAGTGGGTTTTAATAAAATTTAAGTGATGGCCATATGGCGGGTGGGAATGTAGGTTAGACGTGTCTAACCGGCGCGAGCACCCCATGGCCTGCACAATTCCCACCAATTTTTTAATTTTCATAATTTTTAATTTTTTAATTTTAATTCTTCTCACCAACTACATTAACTCTATTACTTGACTTTCCCCCAAAAATATGTTACACTAATAATGAAGGAAGTTGTATCCTAACCGGAGACAACGCATTATGAAAAAAGCATACTCATTAGATTATACTATCGAACGAGATGTGGACCGCAATAAAGCCGTATACGACATTCTTGATAAGCTTTCACGCGACCCATCCCCATCCGAACTCGAACAAATGGCCAACTACATACTGTATGGTAAGGATGAAAATGGTAAAAATGCTATTCAACGCAAAGAAGCAACCGACAGTAACACCCGTTATGCTAACTTTAAGCGCCTTGCCGACAAAAACGAATCGTTAGATGAATTGCTAGCGAATCCCAACACCAACGAGGCCGCGCTCGTGCCGCTGGACGAAGCACCCCGTTACATATATAGTCGCAAACGCCCCACCATCGCGCGACCCAAGCACGACGCGCAAGGCAACGAAATAGACCCCGGCGATGGCGACATCCCCGGCATGCGCGAACTATGGGCTGCCATAGATAGAGTAGAACGAACCTACTATGTGGCGATAGGTAAACTTGAACCAAACGAAAATGACGACCTAATTACTTCGGACTATAAAATTTATAAGTTGCAGCACCAACTTATGGATATGCGGCGCCACCAATACTACTTAAAAGATGCCTATAAACCCACTATAAAATTTTTCCGCATTGACCCTCCCGAACCACAAACCTACGATTGGGATAGCGACGCCCAATACTGGTGTAGTTTAGAAGAGTGGAAACGCAAAACCACCAACACCTACACCTCCACCATAAGTGCAAATTTAGATGATTACCAAACTCGTATAAACGACAAAGGAGAAACCGAAGTACTTTGGGTGGTGCGCCGCCACAACTTCGATTGGGAAGACCCAACCCACATAAAGGCTCTGATTCGCAATTATAGCGCTGTGCGGCAACAAGTACAGGAAAAACTGTATTCGTGGGGCCGCACCCTAATTTATGATTTTGACCGCTACCAAGACCTTGCGTGCCTAACACCAGTGCGCCAATACATACTTGACCACTATATTGATGGTCACAACAGCGCCACCATATCAAACGAATTGCGCGAAGACCTGGGAGTAAGCTATCATGCGACCCGCATAACCAGCATAATTATGAAGGAAATACCTGAATTACTTGCGGCCACCGCTAAGCGCAATCGTCTAATGATAGAGACACCCGAATCAGAGCTAAAAACATGTTATACGTGTAAGCGCAAATTTCCTCGTGACTCACTCTTTTTCGCGCACAACAACGACCGAAAAGATGGGTGGGCGAGCAACTGTAAGGAATGCGAGCGTCAAAAACGTATAAAGAAAGGAGGTCAATCAGCTTATGACCGAAGAGTTAAAGACCCGGAAGTGCTTAAAATGCAAGCAGCCGCTCCCTCTAAGTTGTTTCATTGGGACGCCAAGTAAGTTTTTCCCAGGCGGTAAATCATTGATTTGTACTTCTTGCCTTGAAACCATGGTGCCGCAAGACAACCTAGGTGAAGTGGATAGGCTGTGTCGCTACCTAGATATACCATTTAATTTAGACAAATGGACGCAATTGTATAAGCAACATAAAGACCACACTTTATCCGCTTACGCCAACTTACTACTTGATGACCATTATTCTTCTCTCAATTGGTCAGATGAAAATGAACGTTGGCGCATTGCGCGCGAAGAAAACTACATCGATGATGAGATAGAAGTACTGAATGAAGCGCGGGCGCGCAAATTGCGTAAACAATGGTCGCCAACCTACTCGATGGAAGACTTGTTTTTCCTCGATGACTATTATAACCAGATTATTGCCACCCAAAATGTTTCCACTCCTATACTTCAACATTACGCGCGCGACCTTTGTGAAATTGAATTGCGCATCAAAAAAGGATTGCGGGAGGGGGCGGACATAAAAAAGGATATGGACGCCCGCGATAACATAATTAAGATTGCGCACTTTGAAGCTACTAATGCAAAGAACGCTGCTGATTTTGAATCAGTGGGTGAATTGATGGTGTATTATGGTAAACTGGGATGGCATCCTAAATGGCATACTGAACCACAAGATTCCATCGACTTTATGATGCAAAACATTCAAAATTATTTAAAGCGATTAGTTGTAAATGAAGGCAATTTTTCTGAACAAGTAGAACAAAAGCGTGAAAAATACAATTTGACAGAACGCTTAGAAGAAATTGAAAATGAGACGGTTGAATTTGATGAAACCGCAGATGTAGAATACGAAGGTAATGATGAATTGCTTGCTGACATAGAGGGTGAGCGCAATGAATGAATTGATATTGCGCGACGGCATACCAATTGAAAAAGGCGTTGTGCTCACCAAACAGTTCCTTGACGATAATCAAGAATTATTTACATCTTATTTAAATCATTGGCTTTTATATTGTGACTTATGGTTAGATGCAATTCAGCCGATAGAAGATAAAAAATATTTTCATTTATTGCCCTATCAAAGAATATGTTTGCGCGCCTCCATGAGGTACAGGTATCATTTTTGGACTGCTACGCGCGCAACTTCCAAATCTTTCACCGCATATTTAGCTTCTTTTGTACGTGCGGTACTTTTACCAAATTCTAATATCATGATTGTTTCTGATGTAAAAGGTACCGTTATAAAAATCGCAGAAGCCAAATTTGAAGAAATTTTTCGTCATTGGCCGCTACTTCGTAATGAATTGGCTACTTATGTTGATGATGGTAAAAGCGGCGAAAAGAAAAGCAGCAATTGGTATGAATTGCATTTAAAAAATGGCAGTAACATTACAGTTGTGTCTAAGGATACTTCTCGTGGATTGCGCGCAACAGCTGCTATTCTTGAAGAGTGCGCGCTGATAGATGAAACTTCATACACAGAAGTTATTCTTCCTCAAATGAATGTTAAGCGACGTGAAGTAGATGGGTATTTAAATCCAGAAGAACCATCAAGTCCACAAACTTTCATTACTACTGCGGCATCTAAAACTGTATATATGTATAGGAAAGTCATTGAATGTGCTATTGATGCGGTCTTGCGACCTGATGAAGCATTTTGTTGGGGATGCAGTTATGAGATACCTTTACATTATGGTTTAATTGATAAGGCTACTATTTTAGACCAGCGTTATTCAAACAATGTATCGGAAGAATCTTTCGCACGCGAAAGCTTGTCAATTTGGTCCGGCAACAATCGTGAATCATGGTTTGATTCAAAAAAATTACTTAAACGAAGAACTTTATTAAAATGTGAGAGGAAAGCGCAAGAAAAGCCAACAAATCCAAACACGTTTTATATGATTGGGGTAAAGTATTCTGCCCCGCAAATTAGCAATAATTTTGTCAATCACTCCTTAAAATGCGAAGAACTCCTAATAGGACAATTCGCAGCCAAGCTCTTTTGAGAAGGTTCAACGACTATTATGTAGCGTGCAAGCTATGGGCGCGCGAAACAGGGAGTATCCTAAAAGGATAAAGATATAGTCTTATCTATATAGTAATATATAGCTGTTTATCGCGTATAATTTAGCGCATTATACGGAAAATTATGAGACGTTGGCCGATATTCTGCCAACACCGCAATCATGGTGATTAAAGTTCTACCGAATGAAAACGGCTTTAAAAAGAATATAGTCTATACTGAGGTTATACACGGTGCTAATTACATCACCGAACAAGCGCCGCGGTTAAAAAAATTGATTGACTTATATCATCCCAGAGAAATTGTTATCGAT